CTCAAGGTAGACGAGGTTGCTCGTAATCCTTGGGAAATTAGTTGGTGTCAGACAAAGCTAACTCAAAGGAGCAATGGCTCAGTGGCTATGGTGCGTGACTTCCGGAAGCTTTTAGCAACTGGGGGAACAAGCCATCGTTACTATGACCACGTTAAAACCGGGCGTAAAGTGATGAAAAGTGTAGGAACCTGCGAGTTGTATCTGGGACGGGGAGTCCCCATCTTGCAAGAGTATGCCCTTATGTTACTCAGGGAGGCCGGCGACGTCGATCTGGCGTCACAGTTTGACGAAGCGTTGGAACACCGTGTAGGCCTAGAAGGGGGAATGAAGAAAGTTGCCGAATTTGCAGCTGCGATGCCGATTAATGATGCGTGTCGTGCGGCATTCGAACTTACATGGGGAATAACTCCAGACCAACAAATCCAGTTAGAAGACGAGCTTAAAGCTGTCAGGATAGATTGGTCGTCAGGAATGGTCAATTTAGGGCAGCTAGATGTTGCGGGCGATCGCAGCACTAGACTTCTGCCATGGGAAACAAGCACTATTGCTTATGGTGTATCAGGACGCTTAGGTCCATACACCTAGTACCAGAGTTGATTACCTGATTGAATCGTGGTGTGCGAAGTCATATCACTAGCTTAGACTTCAACGGACGATGTGAGCCTTATGGGTCGAACCAGTTAGCACTGGGAAGTGACCGGCTGGGGCCATTGGAGAGATACTACATAGTACGGCTGCTCTTATCCTGCACACTAAGGTTGTGGGGTTGGGCCAGGCTTAAGAGGTATCCTACCATGTCAGAACCACATAACATGTTGTTACCAACTTGACCGAAGTGGCGTTGTGGCGCAAACATAAACCTTAACCTTGCTAAATGCCTAAGCCGGGGCCAGAAGGCAGTCCGGGGGATCAGGTAATGTGCTGCGGAAAGCGGACGTCATGAGGACTTGTCGAAGCGAAGTGAGTGATTAGATCCATGGTTCATGGATGCCCAGGGCCAAGCGGGCATGCAAATAATAGCGGCTGGCGTGATCACAGATATGTGATCCCTGGTTTGTCACCAGAGTCCAAGCTGGGGTCGAGCTGAAGATGTAGCACTAAATCGTCTGTGGCATACATTAGAAGCACCAGCGTTGAATCATGTAGAGTCAACCCAAAGCAGCGCATACTAACACTAGGTTCGTATGGGTTAAGGAACTGAAAGTTTAGCCTTGTTGCTTGGGGGACGTTTACTGTTAGTTACTGAAGTGCCATGTTGCGGAGGTTTTACGGTGGGTGTGTGACAGTGGATGCAACATTTAAACGCACTGGTCGGTATGTGCTAGATATGCTATAGCATTGGGGAAGTAATGTTGGTGCGAACGCATTGTTGTCTAGTAATGACTTAGATAAAATGGTGGGATACTCATGTTCAAATAGGGTGGCCTTTGAGGTGCTAGTAGGGAGTCGAGGGATTGGCTCTGGTCTACTATCAAACGTGGCGGTTAGCGCAGCATCTGGGGTCTCGGGATTGAGGCAATTGTTTGGGATGGCTAGCGACCCGGACGGATTGACACATGATGACTTGAGACGTAAAACACATTGAAATCTATACGAACGACGACAACCAATAGCGACACCAACAAGTTGATGATTACTTATGCTTAGCATGTGGATCACATGTCTTACCACTGCGGTGCATCTCGGGAACGTGTTACACACTGATTACCGAGCAACTATAAAGGCTTGAGGCTTGAAAGGCTCAACTACCGCTGGAATGGGGATCACCTGGCCCATACCTCTAGATGAACGAGAGGACAGTTAACGCTGATTGGGAGGGTTAGTGTGTGAGGCCCTTGGGGGGTAACACCATTACAAACTGATGA